TTTTTACTTTTTCCAGTGTATCTTTTAGAACAATTGTTTAAGTCATAACGCATTTGATTTTCATCAACTAAGGCCGATGCAATCATCGTGTCTACAATTTTACCGTTAATACTTAAACCGAGCGCTCGAATCCAACACACGTCATACATGGCGTTATGAAATATTTTTGTAGCCGGTGTATTTAATACATCTTGAAACCATTTTAAAACTTTAGTTCTATCCATATTACCACCACCTTCATGTGCGATTGGATAATAACCAGACCAACCTGGTACAGCTACAGCAACACCTACAACATCTCCCTTACCTATTACTGATCCTGATCCCATTTTCATAAGTTCTGGGTCTTTAGTTTCTAAGTCAATTGCTATTTCATTATATTTTGATAAATCTGGAAATTCTTCTGGTGGTAGCCATTCTGTTTGTGGTTTAAAAATTGGTATTTGCATTATTTGTTTTTCTCCTCTTCATATTCTTTTTGTGTTTCTTCATTTGGATAATATACTTCAACAAAACAATGACACTTCGAACAACTTAAATTTGTTACCATAGAGTATGCATCATTTTCTTCTTCAATATCATGATCACCTCCCCATATTAACTCTGTATTACAGTGCCAACAGTTCATTTGTTTATCCCCCATGAGTTTTTGCCAGAACTCTCTTTTATTTCTTCTTTCACTTCTTCAGGATAGTCTCTATCAATCGCCATGTCAATGTAATGTTTAGCTTTTAATAAATCTTCCTTTTGATTTTTTTGTTTATGACGACATAAATATTTTATTGCGTTTCCTTCTGCAAACGGAATATTATTTTTGTTAATAAATTCTGATGGCTGAATAACCATAGATTTATAATGAGTCCCTCCTACCTGTTTTTTATATATTTGATCTGTCATTTGCTAATTCTTTAATTATTTTTTGAATATAAAGTTCTTTTCTTCTTTCTTTAACTTCTGGTCTTTGATTATAAGCTTTGTCCCATGTTTTACCTTTAAAACTTTGTCTCCATTTTTTTCTTGCTCGTTTTCTGCTTTCAGCATAAGGATGTGTCATATTATATATCCTTTATTTGCTCTTTTTGGTTCCACTATATGTAAATTTTCTTTTGTTCTTGTTGCACCAACATAAAATAATCTATTTTCATCGTCTGGATTTCTCTCATATGTATTCATAGTCGTTTGTGTTAGATCCGTCAAGAGAACAACGTTTTGTGCTTCCCCACCCTTTGCTGCATGAATTGTTGACAATTCTATTCTTGGTTTTTTATTTAAAGATTCACCATTTGCTCTCATTTTTCTTAAATAATTTACTCTAGTTTGACCCGCATCATCAAAAGCTTTGTACCACTCATCACTTGTTTTTAAATCATAATGTTTTTTTAAAGTATCCATGTCATACATACCTTCTTTAGCCATACCCTTTATTTTTTGTTTACTAAAATTT